CTCCTTAAACCACTCGGACACCTCTCCATAACGGTATTATTATATCAGATTGGCCCAATAATAAGCAACAACGTAATATCGTATAAGAAAAAAGCTGGCTCAAAGCCAGCTTTTTCATGTGTATTTGTTATTAAATTAATATTTCAACTATTTACTATTGAATTAAGTATTCACTAATTATCATAAATTAGAATAAATCTTTTTTCCACATACCGATAATGGCAATAATAGAGAATACTAATGCAACACCTATAACCTGATGGATGTAAAGGCGTTCATCATGTTCATCAAGATATTAGAGTACATTTCAACCATCTCGATGGCCTGTTTATTTTCGATAATAACGTCCTCTAGTAAGTCCTCATCCTCTTCGTACATCTTGAGGAGGTGTTTATAGGAGCTATGGCCACGCAAACGCAATAGACGTTCCATAACGGTACCATTTGTGCGCAATGCAGAGGTAAAGTATGTCATGGATTTCTGTAATTCCAACAATTGGAAGAAGTCTTTATTCTTTGTAGTATGACGCAATTGGATTTCAATATCGTCGGTACGACGGTTGATTTGTTGCAAGTAACGCAAGAACATAGTTGCTGTACGATACAAGATTTGGAATAAGAAACGCGTCTTTTTGTATGTATAGAACGTAGAAATCTGATTAGAAATGAATGGATACAATACTTCAGACTCTTCTAAGCAGATGGTAATGAAGAAGTCTGGCGTCAAGAAAATACCAAGCGGTACTGTATCATACATATCGTTACCACGGATAACCGGAATATTGATAACGATAAAGATGTAGTTATCCTCTAACTCCACGTGAGAACGTTCTTCCATATCGAGAGCG